TTTCGCAGGTACTCTTTGCGAAATATAAGATGATAGTTGTGGAGTATCAGCTAACATTTCCTCAGAAATTCTAAGGTATGTTCCGATTTTCTCAACATTAACTGACTGTGCAGTCATATCGAAATCAGTTTGTGCTAATGTAGCTCCTTCATTTGCAGCAGCAGCGCCATTAGAATATCCTGATTCTTTTACAAATCTAATTACATCAGAATTTGTTGAGCCTACATTTAATAGCTCTCTGATGTTCATAGGAGTTGTTGGGTCAAATTTATAACCTGGTACTCTTTGTGGTGGAATTACATCCCCACTGAAATCAGCGCCTATTGTCATATCCGCTTTTATTTCGAATTGTGCAGCGCCTGAATTACCAGATTTAAATGAATCAATTACTCCTTCGTTTATCGCTTTTGTTAAATTGCTTTTAAAATCTTTTGACTCACTTTTTTGTTCAAAATGTTTTTTATTAGCAACTTCCATAGCGTCCATTCTTTCGTTGAATTTTTCTGTTAAGTTTTTGATTTCACCTTTTAGAGCTTCATCAGCCTTACCAGTAGCACTTTCAACAGCTTGTCCGTGAGCTTTTTCCAACTTAGCGTCAATAATATCGCCTAATTGGTCAAGCTCGTTTTTTAAATTTTCCTCCATAATTGAAAATTACTTTTTTAATCTATTTAACAAATAATTATATATGTCTTTAACCTCATGCTTTTGTTCCACTGGCTCAGTAATTTCCTCAATTGGCTGAGTAGCACTTATGAATAAAGTTTTTAGTTTCAACAATTCACTCTCTATGGCATATCCCATATCATCTGAGACATTGCCCTTTCTTAAAAGTTTACAAAGATTATCATATCTTTTGTAAACCTCATTAAGATTTTTTTCACCTTTTACATCAATGATTTTTGCTTGGTCATTGGCAGCAAGTGTTACAGCAGAAATCTCATAAAGTTTTACCTCTCTAATCTCTCTGTAATCATCTTTATTTTCTTTTACAATTGGCATTATACCAACAGAGTTTTCAGTAATAACACCAGCTTTCATTAGCTCAATAACATCATTACCTAAACTTGTTTTTGGAATTGACGCAACAAATACTAATCCTTTTTCATCCTCATATAATTCCTCCATTTTTCCAATGGGTTGCATCATGTTGTGTTGATATAAATATTTTACCCTTTGACCATTTTCCTCAATGGTTTTTTTGTATGCACCTTTCCTAATAATATCTTGGTCGCTGTCTTTATTATCAAAATAAGACCCATAACCTTTTACGATTGAATTTTTTTCATCATAATCAGTTAATTCACCAAGTGGTGCTGCTTTATATAAAAAGTTCATAATCTTTAATTTTAAGCAAAATTACAAAAATAAAATTAGCTAAATATTGACCCCTCATCATTGGCTGGAAAATAAAAAACTGAACACCTACAATTAACAACATTTCTTGCTGAGCCTTCACCTGGTCTTTGTAAATATTCACCACCAACTATAAATGGTTTTTTAGATTCAACAACTTGACCATTAGCAACAGCATGCCAATCTCTTTCACGGCCATCTAATGATGTCATCCAACGCTTCATCATTCTACGACCAGCAAACAATTCATTGGCCGTAACTTGTAATGAATAATTAGCAATTCTTGTTGATTCAGTTCTAACTAATCTTATTGCCTGAAATCTTGAATAATGCTTAAATTGTTTTCTAAGTATTCTGGCTTTTTCTGCTGCTCCTAATGTTGCATATAATGGGTCGCTAAACAACCTTCTTGTTAATCTAATTAAAGTTTTTTTTGCAGTAGCACTAACACCAACAATGTTTGCAGCAGCAACCCTTTGGCCATATGCTGTAAAATTAGCTAACCAAATACTTATGTAATCTTTTGAATTAAATTCTTTTGTTTGATATTTCTTATAATTTTTAACATACCATTTTGCAATATCAATTCCAATGTCCCTGTATATTTCTGTATATATGTTTTGAAAAAACTCATAGTGAAATAAATCCATATAATCTGCTCTTTCAGTTTCTATAAATTTATCTATGCCTTTATAATATTCTGTTCTATAAAATCTATTGACTTTTGGTATAACTTTATTTTCTGCTGACCTTAATTTTTTTTCATAATCATTTTTCCATCTTTTGACAAACTTCTTATCAAATTTATGCTTATGATTTTTATTTTCGTATTGAGAATAACAGAATGCTAATCTTTGGTCGCTGTCAGGAAAATCAGTACGACTTTCATCATCTAACATACATCTATTTAGAAAATCTCTTTCTGATTCGTTTGGTCTTGGTTTTGGCATTAGTCATTTCTTATTGATTCCATTTTTTTCATAGCCCAATTCACGCCACTTGTGCCGCCCCATAAATTCCAAGCAACATAACCCTTATCTTTCCACGGGGTGTCTTTATATTTAGGGTCAATAGTTGAATTTTTTCTGTGCCTATTAAATGCGGCCATTCTACCAACAGTTTCCCTACTTAATGATTCTCTTGCGGCTAAACTTGCTGCTCTTTGCCAACCAACAGCAGTGCCACCTTTAACTTCATCTCTGCCATATTTTTCTCGCCACTCAATCATTCTTTTTGCATTGTTAGTTGCAGATTGTGGATAATCAGAATATCCCTCTGCTTTTTTTTCATTCTTAGAACTCAATGGATGTCCTTCAGGAAATAAATCAGTATCATGTTTACCGCCTCTAAATTTACCATTCTTTAAAGCATATAAATAACTATTGACTCTTGCCATTGCCCATTGGTCAGCACTACTAACACTTGGCCTAACACTTTCAGGATTTGTATTATATGCACCAACACCTCTTTTGAATACTGCTTTTAATGTTCTTAGATTTGTTTTTTTTGTAGCAGCGCTTACAGATTCATTATGGTCATCTACTTTTTTTTTTAATGCTTTTTCAACTCTTGCACTAACTTGTTTTTCCTCATTTTCATAATAATCTTTATTATCCAAATATTCTTGGTGTGTGCTAAATGGCATATAAAATACTTGACCCTCAACATTATGCTCATGATGACCACTGCCACCCATTTCTCTTGCTCTTGCCTCAGCTTCCTCAACTGTTGTATAATGGTCATCCATACCAACAACCTCATACTTTATTTCCATTTTATCAATATCCATTGATGGTTGTGGCTCAGGCATTTCAATATTGCTATCGCTTATTGGTAATAAATTTGCTGGAATATAAAACTCATTCATGGCCTCATTTTCCTGCTCACCATAACTCATTGATGCTCTTTTTTCGTTAGGGCTAATCCACCATGCTTTTGACATTTGGTCAACAACCTTATCCATCTCCTCTTGCAATTCTGGTATAACAGAAAAATCAAAATCTAAAAATAATTTATCACCATACATAGGCACTAACCAACGATTCAATTCATCTCTTATTTTTAACATCTCAGGTATTACACAATTTTGATATAGAGCCTTCTTTGCTTCTTTCATATTGTTGTATGTACTTGACTCTGTATTATTAAGTAGTTGAACAGGAACATTATAAATGTTACATAAATCTTTTATAGACGCATTGTATTGCTCAATCAAACTTAAATCACTTGCATTCAATCCAAAGTTTACCCATGATAATTTCTTTGGTGTTATGATTACATCACCAGCATTATTACTGCCCTGAAAATTACTTCTGAATTTATCTTTTAATTGTTGTGCTTGTACTTCATTTAAATCACCTTCATCACTCATTAACACACCTCTTGCAGTTTGATTTTGTAAATACTTAACACCTGTTTGTACAGCCTCATTGTTTGTAGTCATTGACCTTAATCCAGCCTTTAATGGTGATTGGCCATAAAGATGAGAGCCAGTGCCATCATAATAAGGGTTGAAATCTTTTATATGACAAATGTTTTCTGCTGGAATTGCATAAGTTCCATTGTATTCTACTTTGTATTCTTTAACAGGCTGCATCATTCCACCACTTACAATTTCCATAATTTGTGAGGGCATTACATATAGCTCTTTATACTTACTTGCATTATCACCAGTTTCAGGCGCTAATCCATAAATATATCTATTGCCTGTTAGT